CCATCGTACAATCTAAATCACCGGCTCTAAATCTGTCGGATAGGTAACTTCCAGGTGCACTTGGAATTGACAAGTTAAGAGAACCGGTTTGTGCTTCACTTAAATTGCAAAACATCAACAGTGCAATAACGATATAATGTTTCATTTCACTTTTGAGCAAATTTTTGAATATATTACTGAGTTTTGTAAAGCATCTTTTTTAATTTTAGATTCGGTACAAATATATGTAACTCTCTTTAAATCCTCTCTCTTAACATAAACATTAATATCTTTTGTTTGGAGGTATTTTACATTTATGATTTTGTTTTCTGATGCAAATGGTAATGCATTCCAATCAACATCATAAACAGACAACTCATAATATTCAACTTCTTTTCTCTTATTAAACAACTGCATTTTTGTATACACAACACCTTCCATAAACGATTGTTGGAAGGTTGGATATGTCGGCAAAAACTGGTGAGCATTAGCACTCCCACCAATCATCAGGAGAAACATAACAACATAACGAAACATAATATACCTTTACATTTTTAAATTGCGATACAAGATGCAGTTACGATTGCTGTATATGTTCCTGCTGGATATGCTTTGTTGTAACCATAAGTTGCAGTAGATTCCGCTTTAAACCAAACTGAACCTGGAATTGTTAGGTTGATTTCAGTTGTATTGCCAAATACTCTTTTGTTGGTTGAATATATGGACATACCTGCATCTGAAACACGGCCAACATCAACACTTCCTGTCCAAATAACATTGTCTGTCAGTTGTGGTGAAGAAGAAAAAGAGCTTGGTGTTGTGATTGATGCTTTATAAAAACCACCTTGTACAACATCATATCGAACAACTGGCTGTACACCACCATCAGAAGCGGCTGTACTCAATAAACCTGGTGTTGGGTTACCATAAACACCAGAAGTATCAGTGTAAATAACACATCTTGAAGTAACTACACCAGTGATTGGTATATCTGTAGATGATGCTAATATTGGTGCAACCAACATAGCGGCAAGTAATACTTTTTTAAACATTTTCATTTCCTTTTAGTTTTTATAATGTTACCTATTAAATTGTAAATCTACCATTTCTCCATGCAATTTCTCTTGCGCCATCCCGAGACTTCTTGCCTTCCTAGAGTCTGGCAGTTTCTTGTCAACATATTTAATTGTTTCATTATAAGTCCCACCCGGTATATTTAGTCGATACTGATCCAGTCCAGGTATGTTATTCATCTTCTCCAACTGTACAGCAACTTGAGCTGCTTCTTTACTCACTATGGCGTTTACAATTTGTTTCTTCTCGGCCGCCAATTTATCGTTCTTTTTTTCTTTATTTTCAGGTGGCGGAGTCTTCTTTTCCTCATCTGCCGGTGGTGCCGGAGCAACCAAAGATGCTTTCACATATTCATTGGATAAAGGATCGATTGGTTGCGCTGAATCCATTGTTAACTTTTTCATTCTGGCAGCATCATAACCAGGGCAACTAGGAGAACTTAACGGGTCATTCACACAAGTGTCATATTTGTATTGGTAAAATACCAAAGGATTTTGAACTTGGCCTTTACCGTCAACTGAAATTTGTCCATCACCCCAATATGCACTAGGAATATTATTCACAGGAACAACTTTAGTTATTGAGTTTCCTGGTAAACCAGACCAATCATCTACAGTTCTAAAAATGTATCCAGAACCCAATGCATTTTTGTTTTGTATCGAAACGGTCATTGGATCAGCAGTTTTTTTAACTGCCGTATACTGATATATTACATCATTGATAGTTAAACCTGTTACAGAAGGAATAACATTTGTCATTGTCCAATTTAAGCCTTGTTGAGCCGCATTGGAAGTGGTATTGTTTATTATTTCAGTGTATGAGTAACAAGAGTAGAGTAGCAAGGCCGCCGATACTAAACATTGTTTTAGTGTCATTACTAAATCCTTCCGATTTTTCTTCTGTATAACCAGGTTGAAGTGCTTTATTTGCTTTCCATGACTCTTTAGCTTCAGCACCAATAGTTCCATCGTACGGACATGGAGTTCCTGCCATCATCATTGCATCGAACACCCGTTTATCTTGACAAAGTGTGGATACAGCCGCAACTTTCATACCCATGTCATAAAGTGTTTTGGATAATTTCAGTCGTTCACAGTTCAAATCTTTTGTTGTTGTACCTGCTGAAATACCAAGAATTTGTGTTTGAACGGCACCAGCAACACCGACTGTACACAAGTCGGAATTGGAAAAGTTCATTGTTGGTATAATTGCAGACGGTGGTGGTGATTTCACCGTTGTGGTTGAATCTGAATATGAATTGACCGTACTTTTTGAAGTTGAATCGGTAACAATTGGCTGTGAGAAGGCCAGGCTACATTGTATAAATGCCAAAACCATTAAAATAAATTTTATATTCATCCATGACTCCATATATCTATTGACTTTTAATTGTCCATGTTGTACAATCAATCATAAGTATATTTATGCAAACTCAACCATTAGGAGAATTTATGAACATTATTGCTATGAAACTTATTACTGGAGAAGATGTACTTGGAGAAGTGCAAACAGAATCCGAAACTGAATTTGTCATCGAAAATCCTGTTGGTATTGCTGTTGTCCGTGGTCCAACTGGTCAACCAAATGTAGGATTTGCACCTTTTCCACTTCATGCACCTCAAGAAAAAGGTTCCACAATCACTCTTGCCAAAAAGAATGTGGTATATTATTATGTGCCTGCTGAAGACTTTATTACCAATTACAAACAAGTTTTTGGTGCAGGAATCGTTCTTCCTAACAAACAACTAATTGTCTAATGAATTTTTATACTAATGTACAATGCTTCGGCAATGCGATTCTTTATCGAGGCGTTATGAATGGTAAACGTGTAAAACAACGTATTGATTACCAACCATCTCTCTATATCCAGCACAAAAATGGTAAACTTAAATCTTTAGATGGCACACCACTTCTACAAAAGAAGTTTGATGACATCAAAGACGCCAGAGAATATGTGAAAAAATTTGATGGTGTATCTGGTGGTCCTAAAGTCTATGGTAACACACGTTACGAATATGCTTTTATCGGTGAACAACATTCTGGTATGGTTGAATGGGACCAAGATCACATTCGTATCGGTGTAATCGATATTGAGGTTGGTTCTGAAAATGGTTTCCCAGATCCATATCAAGCCAACGAACCTATCACCGCTATCTGTTTGAAATATCTAAATGGTATGACTTTGGTTTTCGGTTGCGGTGATTACCAAGTACAGGGATCAGAAATCTATATCAAATGTAAAGATGAATGGACACTCTGTAAAAAGTTTATTCAGCATTGGACTAATGATACACCAGATGTACTGACTGGCTGGAACACCAAGTTCTTCGATATTCCATATTTGATTAATCGCTTCCGTAAAATTCTCGGTGAAGATGAAGCCAAGTTATTGTCTCCATGGAAATACATCGGTGAACGAAACACCATTATCAATGGTCGTTCTATGATTGCCTACGATATCATGGGCGTTGCATCACTTGACTATATCGAACTATACAAATGGTATGCTCCTGATGGTAAGTCACAAGAGTCTTATCGTTTGGATGCCATCGCCAATGCCGAGATTGGTGAAAGTAAATTGTCATATGAAGAATTTGACAACCTACATGCTTTGTATCGTTTGAACTTTCAAAAGTTTATTGAATATAACATCAAAGACGTTGAATTGATTATCCGTCTGGAAGATAAGTTGAAGTTGATTGAATTGGCTTTGACTCTTGCATATGATACCAAGTGCAACTATGAAGATGTGTTTGCACAAACTCGTATGTGGGATGCATTGACTTACAACCGTCTGATGCAAGATAACATTGTTGTACCTCCACGTGAAGTACAAGACAAAGACTCTGCCTTTGAAGGTGCATATGTTAAAGACCCTCAAGTTGGTCTACATGAATGGGTTGCATCATTTGACTTGAACAGTTTGTATCCTCACTTGATGATGCAATACAATATCAGTCCTGAAACACTGATTGAGCCAGAAGACTACACGGATGAAATGCGTGAGATTCTATCACAAGGCGTAACCGTTGATAAATTACTTGTTAAGACAGTTAATCTATCAAATATGCCAGATAAAGTCACCATGACTCCGAATGGTCAATTCTTCCGTACTGACTTTCAGGGTTTCTTGCCTAAGATGATGGCTGAAATGTATGAAGACCGTAAGAAGTTTAAGAAGATGATGTTGGCCGCAAAACAGGAGTATGAGAATGAAAAAGACTCAACCAAAAAGTATGACATCGAAAAACGAATTGCACGATTCAATAATCTACAACTTGCAAAGAAGGTTTCTCTTAACTCTGCTTATGGCGCTCTTGGTAGCCAGTATTTCCGCTTTTATGATCTCAGAATGGCTCTTGGGGTCACTTCTGCTGGTAAGTTGTCTATTCGGTGGATCGAAAACAAACTCAACGAATACATGAACAAAATTCTACAGACTTCTGGTGTGGATTATGTGATTGCTTCTGATACAGATTCAATCTATATGAAACTTGGACCTCTGGTGAATAGTGTTTATGGTGCAGGTGGTACTGTTGGTCTGCCGAAGTCTAAAGTGATTGATTTCATGGATCGTGTTTGTGAACAGAAGATTCAACCGTTCATTGACAAGTCATATCAAGAATTGGCCAATTATGTGAACGCATATGCACAAAAGATGCAAATGAAACGTGAATGTTTGGCCGACAAAGGTATCTGGACTGCCAAGAAACGTTACATCATGAACGTGTATGACAATGAAGGTGTTCGTTACAATGAACCTGACCTGAAAGTTATGGGTCTTGAAATGATTAAGTCTTCAACTCCTGCGGCAGTTCGTACAAAGATGAAAGAATCTATCAACATCATGATTGGTGGTTCTGAACACGATATGCACAAGTTCATTCAAGAGTTCCGTGAAGAATTCAAGAACCTGCCTGTTGAAGAAGTATCTTTTCCTCGTGGTATCAATGGTCTTGCAAAGTATGCGGATGCAGTCACACTATATAAAATGGGAACACCAATACATGTAAAGGGTGCAATAATTTATAATCACAATCTGGAAAAGATGGGACTCACAAAGAAGTATCCCAAGATTCAGGAAGGCGAGAAGATTAAGTTCTCCTATCTTAAGAAACCTAATCCTTTCAAAGATACTGTTATCTCTTATCCTTCTCGTTTACCAAAAGAGTTTGACATTACCAAATTTATCGATTATGATACACAGTTCGACAAGACTTTTGTAGAACCGATTAAAGTTATCCTAGATTGTATCGGTTGGACAACTGAGAAGCAAAGCACACTTGATGATTTTTTTAGTTAAGGAACAATATGAGTATTTTAGATAAAATCAAAAAGAATAGTAGCATTAAAGACTCTGCTATTCTATCCAAATCAAAGTTCTTCACACAGAAGGACATGATTCCAACGGCAATACCAGCAGTCAACATTGCTCTATCTGGCAGTTTGAATGGCGGTCTAACACCAGGTCTTACAATGTGGGCAGGTCCATCAAAACACTTTAAGACTGCTTTCTCACTTTTGATGGCAAAATCTTATCTGGACAAATATGAAGACGCCGCATTACTTTTTTACGACAGCGAATTTGGAACGCCTCAGTCTTATTTTGATAGTTTCGGCATCGATACTGATAGAGTTTTACATACTCCTCTTACTGATATTGAACAACTAAAGTTTGACGTAATGAAGCAATTGACTGAATTGGAACGTGGTGAACACCTCATCATTGTTATTGATTCTATCGGTAACTTGGCATCTAAGAAAGAAGTTGAAGATGCCTTGTCTGAGAAATCTGTGGCCGATATGTCACGAGCAAAACAAGTCAAGAGTTTGTTCCGTATGGTAACACCACACTTGTCGTTGAAAGATATTCCAATGATTGTTGTGAATCACACATACAAAGAAATTGGCATGTTCCCTAAAGATATTGTTGGTGGCGGTACAGGTTCATATTACTCTGCTGATAACATTTTCATCTTGGGTCGCCAGCAAGAAAAAGAAGGCACCGAGATTGTCGGTTACAATTTTATTATCAACGTAGAAAAGTCTCGTTATGTTAAAGAGAAATCTAAAATCCCTATCACTGTATCTTTTGATGGTGGCATTAGTAAGTGGTCTGGCTTACTTGACATTGCCCTTGAATCTGGACACGTTATCAAACCATCAAACGGATGGTATTCTAAAGTGGACAAAACTACTGGTGAAGTAGATGAGAAAAAGTATCGCATCAAAGATACTGACACCAAAGAGTTTTGGACTTCTATTGTTGAAGATGAAACGTTTCAACAATACGTATCGGACAAGTATGCCATTGCAACTGGCGCAATCATGCAGGAAGAAGAATGATTGAGGGAATCGATTACTGCTTCATCTATCCTAAAGAT